TATCTGCTGGCACTTGCCTCTACGGAAATTTCCAAAGCATTACTTTAACGAGTGGTGCTGTAATAGCCTACAATATATAGTATGGGAGTATCGACCATATCGCTTGGTCTTGGACTAGGTGGAGGTAAAGCTGCGACTAGTAGTGGCAGACTTGCAGGTGGTAGTGCATTCGCAAACCAATACAGCGTAAGCTTTGACGGCACGGATGATTATATTAATTGCGGAAACGATTCTTCATTAGCACCTGCTAATATTACAGTTTCCGCGTGGGTCAAAGTAAGTGGTAGTATTGCCGCTTTCAATTACATACTTGCCAAAGGAGGCGCAAGGTACGGATCTTACTTTTTAAGGTACACAAGTAGTAATAATTTTACTGCTTGGGTAGGGTTTGCAAACGCTAAATTTAAAACAGTAACAAGTAGTTCTGCGACTCTAACAGATTGGAATCATGTGGTTTTTACCTATGATCAAAGTAACTTTAAAATTTATGTAAACGCAGGGACTCCACAAACTACTGCTGAGACAAGAGCCATTGACTATGCACAGGATGGTACATCAAGCACGGATTTTGAAATTGGCAGGACTCCTTATGGGTATTCTGCCCCTGCAGAAGGTCTTATTGATGAAGTTGCAATATTTAACTCAGCGTTAACTGCCGAACAAATAACTAACATTTACAAAGGCGAAGAAAACGGAGGGAGTGGAGGTACGGATGGTGTGCCAGGTAGCCTTTCAACCTTTAATCCAGTCGCATGGTGGAGAATGGGAGACGGAACAGAGGCTGGTAGTGGTACGACTGTGTTTGATATGTCAGCTAACTCTAATAATGGCACACTTACCAACATAGCATCACCTAACGGGTTTGTAACAGATGTACCAGTGGCTTTATTCTCAAGATATAGCGTAAGCTTTGATGGCACGGATGATTTTATGGATTGTGGAACTGTTGCTGTAGTCAATAACGCAAGTTCAATTACTTGGTCTGGGTGGTTTAAATTTAGTGCATTAGACACATTGTTCCTTACAGGAGGCATTAATAGTTCAAACAGATTTTCTTTTTACTTAAAATCGGGGGGGTCATTAGGAGTTTATTTAGGCCCTTCAGAGCGTTTAACTAGTACGTCAAATTTAAGCACAGACACATGGTATCATATAGCCGTAACAAAAGCGGGAAACTCAGGCACTAATTTAGTTCTTTATATCAACGGAACAGTAAGCGACACAGGTAGCTTTGAACAAGCAATGCCATCTTCTTCGGGTGTAAATTTTCGCATTGGAAATTCTGCGGTTTTTTCTGGCTACGAAATGGAAGGGTTTACTGACGAGGTAGCCATATTCAACTCTGCATTATCTGCAACCGACATATCTACATTGCGAGGTGGAGCATCAGCGGGTACGCTAGGATTGCCAGCAGACATATCCTCACTAAGTCCTGTTAATTGGTGGAGAATGGGTGATATTAATGGTGCAAGTGGCGTGACCATAACCGACCAAGGAAGTGGTGGAAACAACGGCACACTAACCAACGGCCCAACTTACTCAACCACAGTACCCTCTTAATAAATTATGAGTAGAAAATATGTAATAATAAATGCGGACGAAGTTGACTCCGTGGACTTTAGCCAAGTGGATGAGACGAGTGCAGACACAATCCGTTACTCAGTCGATGGCACAAAGACATTCGTTAAGTTTGATACCGACACAACACCCTCCTTCTTGGATGGCAAAACGCAATACACGCATTCTGAAATACTCACCATTCTAGCGACTGACGAATGGACTGACCCTAATCCTCCTGGCGAATGATCTACACTGCCATAATCATATTGGCGATATGCCTAACAGGATGCAGTCTTCGCTCCACCTACCCAACACTTGGTGCAATTGCAGGTGGTGGAGTGGGGTCACTAGGTGGCCCAGGTATCGCAGCACTTGGTGCTGGCATTGGAGCAGTTAGTGGAGAAGCACTAAAAAACAAGGATGCCCTTATCGAAGCAGAAGAAACCATAAAATCGCTATCGCACGGAGATGTGAGTGCCTTGGTTGCACAAGGAATGGCAGAACACAAGTCAGGCTTTGAGAAATTCACCAGCACGATCAAAAACATCTTAATTGGAGCAGCAGTATTACTTGGTGGATACCTTGTTATACCTATCTTTGTAGCCAAACGCACGGCTCGTCAATGCTCGCAAACCGAGGCGATTAAACATCAGACCCGCGCACCATTTCCTGTCAAACCTCCTTCCCGTAACTCATGAAGAATCTTGAAATATTAAAAGATAAATTTTTGTCACTTTCCAAAAAAGGTAAAATGCTCACTGTATTTGTAGGACTTGTTGTTGGCATAATCATATTAGATTGGTTATTTTAATGATAGATCGTACTGCAATTCTTGGCATGAGTGGCACAGTTGCCACTTTTGGTCTAGCACACTTGGATGATTTATTTGGATGCATAGCAGGTATCATAACTATCGTGTACATGGGTAGAAAACTCTACCAAGAAATAAAGAACAAGTGAATGGCACGTTATCGCACAACGGGTAGATTGGATGACCAAGTTCTTCAAGACGGGGATCGTGGATTTCGTGGTATTGATAGTTACCAAGAAGCAACAAGTTTAGAACCGGGCTTTGTACAAACAAGCGAGAATATGCGCTTGATTGGTGACCTTGCCGAGGTACGCAAGGGTATAGATTTTTTGGCTGGTAGTGTAACCTTGACCTACAATGGATCAGATGAGCGTGTGTTTGCCAGCACATTATTCAGCGACCCAGCAACAGGCACAGAGTTTGTGGTGGTTGCAACCAAGACAAAAGCAATCATATGGAATGATGCAAACAACTCTGGTATCGACATTGACTATCCTGGTGGTGAGATAGTGGCAGAAGCAGATGGGGCAAGCTTTGTGCAGTCACTTGAGAAACTAATTTTATTTCGTGGTAAAAACAAAACACCACTTCAATGGGATGGGAATTTTGCGTCACCTACTGACTTTGCGGAAAAAGCAAATGCAAGTCCAAGTGCAGGGCGCATACAATGCCCAAACACAGACTTTGGTGTATTCTTTAGGAATCGCTTAATCATCCCACAACCCACAGATAGTAACTATACAATCTTGATGTCCGATTTGTTGGACACAGATAATTACTACGCTGCTGAATCACAATTTAGAATTAACAAAGGAAGTGCAGATAAACTTGTAGGATTTTTTCCTTACCAAGAAGATCAGTTAATCGTGTTTATGCGTAACAGCATCCATATGATCAACAATATTGCAACAACCTCCGCAGCTAACACTTACGAGATAACAAGACAGCATGGATGTGTAGCACGAAAATCAATCGCACAGTCTGGGCCACAAACATTCTTCCTATCAGATAATGGGGTCATCGTCTTGTCACCTGGGCAAGATCCAGCAAAAGGAATCGGGGTCGCAATTTCAAAAATAAGTGGCGAAACCATACCCATGACCAGACCGATACAAGATCAATTTGATGAGGTTAATTTTGCAGCAGCAGATACTGCATGTGGTGTGGTGTATGATAATAAATACTATCTTGCAGTACCTACAGGTAGTTCAACAGTACCAAACAAGATATTTATATTTAATCTGCTCACATCTACCTGGACAAGTGTTGACTCCTACCCAGCAATGGCAGGTAGTTTGGCATTTCATGTGGATGATTGGGTAATTTGTTCCCACGGATCTGCACCAACAAGACGCAGATTATTCGCATGTAATGACACAGGATTTTACCTCATGGAAGAAAACTCCATAGATGATAGCGGACGCAAGATAGGAAGTACAAGCGAATCCGGCACAACTGCAATTGCAGGTAAATTAGTATCACGTTCCTTCACATTTGGAGACACTAGCGTAAAGAGTTGGAGACGTGGACAGGTAGCTGCAAAGACAGTGAACAACGATGCGTTTAACATCAAGGTCAACACGCTTGACCCAGATGCAAGTAACACAGTTTTGAGTCACACCGCAGATGGCACAGAAGAAGCACTCTTTCGCTTTGGTACGGGGCGTACCCGTGGGTATGGGGCTAGTATTGAGATCAATGTCACAAGTGGCAGACCGAGCTTTAGACATCTTGCATTAGAAGCAATTGGGGTTGGGGCAAATGCAAGAAGGGAAGTTGCATAATGGCTAT